CTGTTCGTCGTTTTGTATCTTACTATATTTTTCAAGAACTAAAACATTTACATCGTTATCTAGTTTCAAACTTGGTGGTTTTAAAGATGCAGAAATATTATCCAATATAACAGTTTCAGGTTCTATATTAAATTCTATTTTACTATTTTTTTCAATAATTTCTTGAATATTAACATTTTTACCATCTATAGTTAATGTTTCATCAAGGTCACCTTTTATAGCAAGTAATAAACAAATTCTATCAATAGTATTAAGATCAGTTAAATTTACTTCATCTGCAATATTTTCCTCTAAAATACTGAAAATTGTATTATAAAAAGAAATTAATGCGGTAGCATCTTCCGTTGCATTTTCAATAATACGTTTTTGTTGCTGTAGGTTTAAGGATAGAATATTGACTTCACGTTTTAAAGAAGGCAGGTATACTGCTGTTTTTCCTCTAAGCGCTTTTACATCATTAAGAATACTATTAAAATCTCTTTCCATAGGATTATTTATGAACCTGGACTTAGGTCTCCACTATATGATCCAGAATTTTCACCTGCATTAGTGTCACTGAGATAATAATTATATAATATTTTAAGCTCAGGGTATGTATAATACATAAAATCACTACTATTGAGTCTTAGATCTCTTTTTAACGTGTATTCAAATTGAATAATATCTTGTATGTTTTCATAATATATAAGTTTTAAGAAATCTATTAAATTAGAAGGCATAAAAAAATTAATAATAAGATCTTTATATACTGTAATATTTTTTTCCTTTATTCTTTCAACGAACATGTTAATAAAATTTTTTAAAGATATATTTAGATTGTTTATTATTTCCTCTTTTTGCTTATAAGTAAAATTCGATACATTTACACCTTTATACTCTTTGAAACAATTAACTAATAAACTATATGTATCAGCAGTGTTAAAATTTATAGGTGGGGAAAATAACATGCCATCAATTTCTATTGTTGGTTGTTGTATATCTAAAAACCTAGAAAGATTTAAATTTACCGACCGGTCTTTATATTTTATTAGTAATTCATTACCTAACGTAGTATTTCTAGATGCAAGTATTATTAAAAATTTATCTAATACATTTATTTGCTCTAAAGGGGTTAAACATATTTCTTTTATTAAACTATCAAAGCTATTTTCTAATTCTCTACTATCATCAGTGTAAAGTAATTTACATAGTGATTTAAATTCGCTAAATGATATTTCACGAATCTTTGCAATACTTTCATTACTTAGTTGAATAGATACATAGCTTTTTAACATTTTTAACCACCTCCAAGAATTCTATTTGCTACATTAGTTGCCGCAGCTTGAGATAAAGCTGCAACAGTATTTTGTATTTGTGCGTTTACAACCCTTTGAAGTGTTGGTCTACTTGAATTAGCAGTATTAGATGACTGCCCACCTGAACTTGGTGCAACAAATTTACCTAAAAGATTATTAGTTGCTTGCTGGGTCTGTCTATTTATTGAATTTTCAATACCAGGTCTTACGGCGTTAATAACTTGATTAAGTATTTGATTGTTAGAATTACCACCTATTTTACTAAAAGCTTTATTTGTAAGTTGTTGTATTTGATTATTAACTAGTGACCTTACAGTCGGAGCTGCCGCACTAACAATTGTACCTAATAATCCTCCTATTTTATTACTACTTGGTAAATTAGGCGCTGCAGCGTTAATTATCTTATTAGCTAACCCACCAATATTATTTTTAACCTGGGTTACAGGTATCATAATGCCTGGTCTTTTTATATTTTTATTAAAAGTTCCAGTAAAATCATTAGACGGTATATTCCTACTTTTTGATATTTGTTCTACGCTAAAGCTTATTCCTGGAATAAAATCGTTTTCTTGAACGTCATAGTGTGTAAAAGCCCAGCTTGTTGCATAAGCTTCCATAGATTCAGTATCATAAGTTAAATTTCTTGTGCTAACAGTAATAGGCACACAATTATAAAAATTAAATATCTTTCTATGTACCATAGCAACTCCTGGCAAGGTTTTTCCTAAATTAATGACTGTGATATTGCATTTAGGGTTTTTATAAACATCATTAAATCTATCTCTTGCTACTAGCCCCGCATGAGATGTTAATATTACCCAGGGTCTGATAACCATATCTACAAAAGATGTATTTGTCTCTCTAAACTCTATTGTTAAATTATTGAAACTAGACCTATTTCCCCCAACTTTTCCTTGTATAAATCCACGATTATTAGGTATTGGTGCTGCTGCAACTTCAGAGCTATCATCAGGTATATTTACACCTTGTGCTAAGATACATCCTGCTATCTCTTGAACTGAATATGTATTGAGAGATCTTCTTGCATCATCAATATCAAAACTTTTCTTATTACCATTAACAGGTTCTAATTCTTGTAACATCTCTGTTGATACTCCTGGTGGAATTTTATCAATAAAAATTAACCACTGTGTTCTTAAAGGTATGGATAATGGCCATTTTTCAAGATTTTGATGAAAGAAATCTCTATAGCTCATTAAAGGCACTGTTGTTGGGGTTTGACTAACGTTTGTAACTAATTTGGGAGCATTAGTTAAATTACCGATTGGAAGAGAACCTGGGCTAAGGCGACCAGAAACTAAGCTAGGTAATCCCCCACCTCTTTTAGGGGGACCAGTAACGAAGTTAGGTAAAAAGCTGTCATTAACACTTTGAGAGCTTGTTGCTCCTGGTTCTCCCCTACCATTACCTACACTACTTAAGCGAGATAGTGCCTGTACAGCTTGACTGTTACTATTTAAAAAAGCCATTTATTATATTTATCCAAAAAGAAACCGTATCGTCGATACGGTTTCTAAAAAAAGACTTAATTTATTTTTTAAGCTGTTTTTCTGTAGTAATGGTAGGCTAGCGTGACGCTAAATGTTTGAATATCACCAGCTGCTGTAGAATCATAAGACATATCACCAACACTACGGATACTTGCACCAATTAATTGGTATTGCCCTACTCTATTTAACTGTTTATCGAGTTGAACAAGGTCAACAACAGCAGTTGTTTTTGGTGTAAAATAATTACCGGTTGTTGTAGCGTCATCAAATACATCTCTAATAATATTTTGGAAACGATTATAAAGATTATATGATTCATCAGCACGAAAAGTTAAAGAATAACCGGCGGAATTATTGTATGAAACAGTTCCAGGTAAATTGAAAGCAAGTCCCATATAGTTTGCAGCAACATTACTAATAGTTTTACCTGGTAATGTAGAGGTTGTTGCGTATACGAGCTCTTCTTCACCAATTACGTTAGGACTATTATCACTAAAGTTAATATTTAACACACGAAATAGGTTATTTCTTGCGAAATCTCTAGCCTGTGCCTGTGTATAGAAATCTTGAATTGTTTGTCTTACGTCTGCCATATTAATATTTATTCTTTAAACATGAAATTCTTGGCATTTATCCTAAAATTAAACGACTATTATTTTCTATATTTTTACTATCTAACAAAACCTGCTTTACATTGATTTCATCTTTAGAGTACCAGTTACCATTAATTCTATAACCTAATGTAGTCATCTCTTCAACAATGCCCTCCCTTTCATTGTTATCGTATGTTGTTGTATATATTACCGTCTGCCCTGTTCTTATGCTCATTTAATTATTTATAAAAAAAAGCCTGGTAGCTTTCACTACCAGGCAATGAATGAGTATTAATATTAAGATTAACTTACTAATTCGTTGAAATCTGTACCTGTTCTTGTGGCGTAGAAGTTTACCAAGATAAACTCTGCAGCTCTTACTGGCTTAAGATATATATCAACAACGAGTTCGTTTTGATCGATGATATCGGGGGTATTATTTCTTTCATCACATACAATCAAGTAATCATAAACACCTTCTGTGTTCTTTGCTAATTCAAAGATTGGTGTCAAGGTATTGATAACTCTTGTACGTGTAAGAAGGGTATTTGGTTCAAAAACGAAATACTTCATTGTAGCTTTAGTAGCTTTTTCTAAGAACAAGAATAAACGTCTAACGTTGATTCTATCGAAAGCTGATGGTTTAGCTTGCAAGGTCTTTTGACCGAAGATCGTAAAGCCATCGCCTGGGAAGAACGCAACTGGGTTAACAGAAATCTTGTACAATTGGTCGCGTTGCTTTTGCTTTGGATAAAGAGCAATGTCATTGACACCAGCAACTAAACCTCTTGTAAAACCAGCTGGAGCAAACCATGGCTGGAAGTTAGCATCTGTATTAGCCATGTTTGTTGCAGCTGTACCAGAGAATGGAACCCATACTTGACCGTCAACTACCTTATCATATACCTTAGACCATGCAGCGTATGTGGTAGCATAACTTGTATTAAGCAGCGTTGTAAATGCTTCAATAGGCTTAAGCATATTAAGAGAGAAATTCTTGTTTTTATCATCTAATGTCTCGAAGTTTTTACCTTGAATAAAGATATTTCTTGGTAAGTCAGTAATAAACAAGTGATCCTTTCTTCTCTTTTCTGCAAATAGAGCAAATCTATCATATACTGTTTTCCATTCATTACGATAGTCTTCAGCATCTTTCGAAATTTCCAAGATGTTTGACTTATAGAAACCTTCTATATTGGTGATGACAGTAGTATCGTCAAAATACTCTGTATCTAATGCTTGTACGTTTGCATGGATTGTGGTAAGACCTGCATCAACTGTAATATCAATATTAAAAAGATCAGGATCTTCAACTAATTCAAACATTCTGTCGAGTTTTGCAGGTATTGAACCGATTTCCTTTTTATTTGTTTCTTGTGCATAAGTACCAACAGTAAATAAACTATCAGCCCGACCTAATTCCCCAGTAATTTGAGTAAAATTGTAAACAAAAGTACTTAAACCATCCACAGAGGTTGTATAACTTGAAGTGACGTCGCCTGAAATAGCAGCCCATTTTGTATATTCACTACCACCGGTTATCCAATTAGAACTAGTGGTACCTGTAAATGTAAAATTACTATACTTTTTAGATGACATTCTTACTCTATTTTTTGGCAAACCATTAATATCTAACCAAGTTTTACCGTTAATACGTGAAATGTTTTCATTAACTAAAATTTCAATATTCGGAGAATCATCTTCTTCACTGCCAAGAAAATAGCTAACTGGTGTACCACCTGTTTGAGACTGAACTTGTCGGTGATAATCTAGAGATCCAACGTAACTTTCAGTCAAATTATAATCTAATTTAATTACATCTGGTGAAAATACAGATTGTCTTAATTTAAATAAACCAAAAGACAAAACATCATTATATTCAGATATACCAATATTAAAAGGTGAAAGATTCTCCAATACCTCTGAAACACTGTCATCTTCTTGACCAAACGTGGAAGTGTTATTATCTGTAATAGCAGATAATGGAAAATTTAATCTAGATGTAGGTAACTGTGTATAATTTACTGTACCAGTAGATGTAGTTGTTACAGTAAAGGTATCTAAAACACCATCAAAGTCAGTAGCAGGGTTAAGATTAGTATTATCTATAATGCCAGCATAAAAACCTTCATATTTATTATTGACTGATGTCTGGGCTTTATTTAACACAATAATACCAGCATTACCAATATTTGAAAAACTATCAGGTTTATTAGCATTAAATGCTGTTAGTTTTCCGGTACTAGTATCGTACCCGTAGTCGGCAGATGCTATTGGTAATATTGTATTTGTCCATGTAAAATTATTTTTCTTTATATCTTCATATTGAGATAAAGTTAAATCAATATGATAAGGTTTTCCAAAAATATATGTTACATCATCTGTATTTAACGACGATGAGGGTAAACCTGATAAAGAAGTTGTACTAAATGCTACAACAGGATATGCTAATGCACTATAATAATTACCTGCTGTTTCACCTTTATTAGTACCGTAAGGTAACCTATATACAGTTACATTAGCTGGTGAATTAAACAAAGGAGTTACTGAGTGATAAAAATATCTTTCAGCTGGTGTTACTGGTACACCATAAATTTGTTCAAATTCACTTAAACTTGTTACTCTGATCGCTTCTTCTGTTGGGCCTTTATCAGCAAAACCTGCAACAAAAACACTAGTACCAACTGGTAATGTTGGTCTCAAGCTAAGATCAATTTCTTTAATTTCAACACCTGGACTTTGAATTGTACGCATGTATATATTTATTGCTTTTCAGCTAAAAATTTTTAAATATCAGCTATAATAGTTCTAAATGTAGTTGAGAGAATGCAAATTCAAAGGTACTTTCTATTTCTTCAGCTGATCTATAATTATAATTTATACTTCCTAAGGATACAGGAAAGGCTTTAGTATAAGTGAATTTAACTATATTTTTGTCAAATTCATCTTTAACATAAATTGTAAAGTCTGTTTGATAGTCCTCCGGAGGGGTTAAAGAATTAGGAGTTGTTCTTCTTGTTGAAGGGGAAATATTACTAATATTATCATAATCATATCTTGAACCATAGTCATTATTTAAGAGATCTAACCATTTGTATATAACCCAATAATTATTGAATTTGTTATCGACTGTAAAATTTACACTTACATTGCTGTAAGGTTCTCTAGTATGCGATGAAACTTTAAAAGACTGTCCGGCGTAGTTTTGTGTTATAGAAGGTACTGCAACATTAGGTACAACGCTACCGTAAATTTAAAACTGCAAAGTATTCTCATTTATTGTGCTATCTCCTCTTGTGTCT